ATAGCGGCTACCGGCGGGGGGCGATGATGAACTCCAGCGCATGGTGGTGAACCTGCAACAGATAAAGAACACCGGTAAGGCTACGGCCATGGATATAAGGCAATTCGCATTTGCCGGCATCAATATCTATGAGGCACTATCAAAGGCTACAGGAAAGCCGATTACCGAAGTGAAGAACTTATCGGTAAGCTACGATATGCTGACCATGGCGTTAGCCAAAGCGCATCAGGCGGGAGGCATATATGCCAACGGTCTTGAAAATATGGCCGGCAATACATCTGTACAGATAAGCAACTTAGGTGATGCTATCTTCCAGCTCAGCGTGAAGATATTCGACGACCTTAAGCCACAGATAACAGCGGCCATAACTACCATGCAAAGCTGGATAGGTACTGCCCGAGAGATATGGGATTGGTTGATGCGAAATAAAACAGCAGTTGGCGAAGTTGCCTATTGGGTAAAGATAGCAGGAGAGGCATACTTAGTTTACCGGGCGGCGCTGATAAGCATAGCGCTTTACACCCGGGCGGCCATGGCCATTACCGCTCTATTCGGTACAAGCATAGCCGCTAACACCGTAGCTACAACCGCCAACACCGTAGCTGCAGTAGTAAATACCCGCACATGGATGGGTGCCGCTGAGGCTATGCGTGCGGAGGCTGTTGCAAACCCAAACCGCTACCACCGCTACAGGTCATTCGGGGCCGCGTGGGCTTCGGTTGGTATCGGTGCGTTATTGATAGGCATTACGGCAGTGGTGAATAAGCTTATCGATATGAACGAAGAAATGGAGCAGGCCCTTGATAAAAAATACAAGTTGACCGATACCAAGCAATTCAATGAACAGGACGAAACAAAATATTCATCGTTGCGCGAACAGGTAAATGTCATCAGCACATTAAGCAAACCATCGCAGCAAGCGGCCTTTGATGCTGCCAATGAGTTAAAAACATCTTATGCTGATAAGTTGCCTATACTGGAAGACAGGGTAAACAGGCTTAAGGCTGCCGCCGCTGCCGCAAACACTGTTATAGGTACCCACTCTGAAAGCCAGGGAGAGGGCGTGCATGTATTGGTAAAAGATTATGCAGAATCAAATAGCAATAAACGAGCTAAAATAAATTCCGACCTTGCAGAAAGCATGCAGGTATTGGGAGCTACGCTTAAGCATTATCAGGGCGTTGAGGGTATGTTTGGCATATTAAAGAAAAACGGAATCACGTCCGGCCGCGGCAACATGGCCAATATGGGGGGTACATCAGCTGCAACACAAAGCGCGCTCAATACATCTGCGTTATCCGGTGCGCGCGGTGGATTAGGTGAGGCCAAAGTAATCAACATCCACATCGATACCGTGCAGAAAAACATCGGGGTTACCGGTAAAGGCGTGCAAGATAATGCCGAAAACGCGGTAGATATATTAATCAGGGCCGTTAACAATATGGCTTATAGCCAGGGGAGCATGTAATCATGGCGATAATAATATTTAACGGACAGCCCGCAGTAGACCCGACCGTAAATTATAACGGTTACCAACTTCCCCGCGATAAAGTGGAATACGTGCCCGCGCCGGTTGACCAAACAAATAACCCTAGCGCGTTGGCTATCGGTGGGATATTCCTGCCTTTAGATACCATGGTTTATATCGACGGTATGAAAGAGATTGCCAAAAGCACTATCCTTGACGGGGTGGTTGTTTATGAGCATGTGGCCCGTAAGCCATACCAGTTGGAGTTCGATATCGTGATCAGGGAATTAGGGGCCATACAGGCACCCGGCACGTTAACGCCCGACTTCCCCGGCCCGTTCCCGCAAGACCAGCTCGTTGATTTTTGGGATACTGTTTGGCTGCCTGACACCATCCAAAGCATTACCAACACCTACCTTAACAAGTTGGGCATACTGGAGATAATAATCGAATCTATCAACCCGGCTACGGTCCGAGGCAGCAAGAACATACCTATCAGGATGGTGGCATATGAGAACGTACCGGGTAGCAGCTTAATCATATCGTAAGAAATGTATCTTAACGCTCACCTTAATGTAACGATTGCCGGCAAAGCATTGCTGACGGTTAGCGCCGTGAGTACATCCAATGACAGCCAACACATAGGTGGCTCATGCGATTTGATGGTGCCTCTTAATTGCCGGATATCGTATCAGAACACCAATAACGAAACGCTGTTTTTAACTGAGCAGCCAAAGAACCTTTTTAAGAGCGGAGACCCTATTATTATTTACGCTAACTACGATGGGTACGACCCGGTACTGGTTTTCAGCGGGTTTATCTACGACTTTATCGAGGGTCTGCCCATTACCATTAAATGCCTGGATTACATTTATTTCTTCAATTTAGGCGTAGTTGGCAAAGGCAGGGTGTTTTACAAGAAAAGCAAGAAATCAAAAAAGGTATTGACCGGCAACGGGATTGCCTATAAGGCCATTACTTTACAAGCATTATTGCAGGTGCTGATTGACTTCACCAATGATACGATTGATGACAGTACCGACGGTGTTACGCCCGTTAGCCTGGTATTACCTATGTTGGAGATGACATTGGTAAATATCACTTTCGTAAGCATGAGCCCGGCGGCGATATTGGATTGGCTTAAAAAAGAGTTGGGCTTAAACATATCCCTGAGCGGTAATAAGTTGTTTTGCAATATCGCATCTACCACCACTAAAGTAGTAAAGCTGCGTACCGACCGGAATGTAATTAAAAGCGGATTGCAGCGGGCGGTTGCTTCGTTCCAAAGAATAAGGGTAAAGGCCTGGTTTATCCGGCAGGACGGCACCCGCGATAGCTTCGAGGTGGGTGACGAAAGCGGCACGTTGAAAGAAGTGTATTTCTATAAGGTTCGGCGCGATGAAAAACTATACCAGCAGCTGGCCAACGAGGCGCTTTTAAAATACAGGCAGCACAAATATAATGGGAATATAGAGACGTACCTTTACCCGGACGTTGATTTGTTCTATAAAATAGAGTATGTAGATATCAGGTATCCGGACCGGTCGGCAAATTACAGCGTGATAGGCCATGATATCAGCATCGACATGAATGGATACCACCGCACTTTGAAACTTGCTTTCTTAAGCGATATACAGAATACTTAATGAGCCGCGAGAATGAATTTGAATTAAGCACAGCACTTGACACCCTGATAAAAAACAGGATGCGGGCCGCGCTATTGGTAGAGGGGGTTATCACCAATTACAATCCGGAGAACTTCACCTGCGATATTACCATCCTCAAAACTCCTTACTTTGAGGTGCCGATAGGTACGTTGGTAGGCAGCAAGGCCAGCTTCTTCGTTATCCCGACCGACGGAACGCAATGCCTTGTGGAGTTCAAGGACGGCAATATCGCCTTACCGCAGATAGTTGCAATCGACCAGGGCGATAAGTTGCTGATAAACTACCGGCAGTTAGTTGAGTTCAATAAAGGACTCAACGGAGGGATGGTGAAAGTTATTGAGCTTACGGAGGTGGTGAACGAACTGCAGAATACGGTAAATAACATTTCGTCATTACTTGCATCTCATACTCATTCCGGAGTAACTACCGGACCCGGTATAAGCGGCCCAAGTGCAACCGTATGGCCCAGCCCCATTACCCCAACACAGCAGAGTTATTTGGAAGATACTAAGGTTACGCATTAAAAAAGCCCCGCCAGTGTGATACTGAAACGGGGCCTAAACAGGCAATCACCACAATGGCCCGAATATTTTATAGCAACTTTAATTGTTGAGCCTTACAGCCTACACACATTGGCTGAAATGTATCCAATTTAGCAACCTCGTCTCTAATTTCCTGCATTCGCTTTTTGTTTGGGTTTTGACTGATATCCCAACCGAAATTTTGTATAACATACCTTCTTATAGACTTCATCCACTCACCCCATTCAGGGTCATACATTGAACATGCTATTCTCCCGGCTTCATCTTGCATAGTACCACAATTACATTCACCTGAACGCCCCAACGCCATAGCAACAGGGGAACGTTTGAAGTTTTCAGCCTCTAACAAAGTCAAGCACTCTTTTTTTGTAAACCAGTGAATAATATTAACCCAAATATTGTTACGGGTTTCCCGGTATGGATTATCACCAAAATTATCAGCCCTATTATCGCTTTCTTCCACGCGGACACCGTTTAATAGTAATATTTTCCTGCCAGGAACTCCCTTCCTAATGTATTTCGATATGGCTCTATCAAATGGGTTCACTTTCAGTATATGGTAGCTAAATGAATGAGCTGTTGTGCCAACACCGAAAAAGCCTTTTCTTTTAACATAATCCTCAAATGCGCTACCTGCGTTGGCTTCTATTAATTTGATATTGCAAAGTTCGGCTACGCTATGAACATATTTTCGTACGTCTTTTAAACCCGTTCCAGTTACTCCATGAATGATATAATCTATTCTTACACCGAGCATCAACGCCACTTTCAAAGCGGTTATGCTGTCATCACCGCCGGAAAGCATAAGACCAGTGGCATAGGGATTAAAGTCAATTATTGCTTTTTGTACAATTAATTGGCTTTCCCGTAAACGTTCGTCAAGATTGTGTGTGTGTGTGTAGGAAAAGCAAGGATATGCTCGTCTCCGAATATTCGGGTTTGAAGTCCTGTTATCATAAAGTGGTGATTTTATGTCCCAAATATATAAAATAAATTTCTTTATCTTTATCCTATTATGACGGATATTCTGTTTGACATCAAAACACGTGAGATAATCATGTTTAAGCCAGGTACTTCGGTTGAAGATGTGGTGCTCACCGACAACCCCTCAGTTCAAAATGGTGGTATCCTGCTTTTCTCCCGCGTGGCAAATGTAACGATGCCTATTGGCGGCATTGGTATGGAGCAGGTAATGAATGGCAGCACTTATAACGCGGCCTTTGAACTCAACCGATGGAAAGCTCAGGCGTATAAGGATGGTGCCAAAATAGCAAGCTGGAAATCGTCTACTGTTAATAATCAACTGAACTTCGTAACCGACCAAAGCTATTTACCATAATGGGGAGCTACCTTGTAAATTATGGCGAATACATTACCGATGCGGTCCTGAATAAAACGGGCAATATCAGCAACTGGAATGCTATCCTTGATGGTAACCCGGATATTGATACGTGGACACCTGATCTATACGCCGGGCAAGTACTGAATATTCCCGACGGCTTGCCGCTCAATAATGAGGCCATTGCCGCGCTTACGTCTTACCCTGCCAATAACCATTCGGTACCCGATATATACGCGCAGATACAGGCTGTTTACGATATTATGCTTACCGCTACGCCGGTGCCTATTGTATTACCGCCGCCTGCTGTTATCGACACCAATAAATATTACGTGGTGCAATGGGGTGAGACTATTGCCGACGTGGTGCTGAATGCTACGGGTAACTTCGATAATTGGAATCTGATAATGAATGCCAACGGGTTCGTTAGTTGGGTTCCTGAGCTTTATCCCGGTCAGTTAATAGCCATACCTATTGAAGCATCCATCAGCCAAAACGCGCAGCGGGCATTAGCCACCTACCCGGCTAACAATCATAGCGTGCCTGATATTTATGAGCAGATTGCGGCGTTAGGGGCAACGATAAACGATGCATGGATACTCACAACTGGATTTTGGGATGATAGCAAATACTGGAAAGATAATAGGTTTTGGATTGATTAAAAAAGCCCCGACAATATGCCGAGGCTTTTACTTCATCGATGAAATGGTGCGGCGGCTGTACGTATCAGCCTGTGCTTAATATTTTACATGGCATTTGCGGTTGGTTCGCTGTTGTAGTAATGCAATTATAAGGTATTAACCAATATCTTGTATATTCTTTTTTTAATTATCTTTACATCATAAAATCAGTAAATGGCGCAGCAGATTATCTCAAATGATGAAAGTGGCTTAAATGCGCGTAATGCCATTAATCAGAATTTTACTGAGCTTTATAATAACCTGCTTATCCCTATCAAGATACCGGGTATATCATCGAATACCACCCAGCCCATAGCCGCCAACGTATGGATAGCGGCAATAACCGTCGGCCCTGTAAGCGGTGGCCCTGTCACCTTACGCATAGGTACATCCCCCAACGGCGAAGAACTATTGGCCGATTACGATATCAGCCAGGTAACGGCTGTTAACACCAACCTATATTCCGGCACCGGCGTTACTCTTTATTTTACTTTCAGCGGTACGGCCGGCGTTATTAATGTACGGATTGATGTAATAAATAACTATTTTTAAGCAATGCCTACAACACAGGAGATAATCGCCGCCAACTTACTCGCCCTCGGTTTCGATAACACGAGCCAAACCGCTATTTATAATAAAATTGCGCAATCTGTTGGCGTTACGGTTGATGCTACCGTTCAGGAAATCAACAACACCGAATCCGTTATACTGAACATCATCAATACCCAACGTTACGGTAAATCGGGTTATTACGAAGCTAAGGCCCTGGCATTCCAGTACGGTGACAACTTAATCATCAACCCCGTTACTTTTGAATATGAGTATGCGGTAATTGACCCGACAAAACAGATTATCAACCAGGCGGCTTTCCAGGAAGTAACGGCCGGCAATAGTTCGCAGCTTTTCTTAAAGGTGGCTACTATCGATACGCTCACCGGTGAGCTCGTTGCTTTATCGGCCCCGCAGCTGGCTGCCTTTACCAGTTACTTCAATGTGTTCGTGATACCGGGCCTGCCAATCAGCATTATTTCCATTGCCGGTAATATCATCAACTTCACATCTACCTGTACATATTATTCGACTTACGACCTCACTACGTTACAAAGCAACTTGCTTGCGGCCCTTACGGCCTTTAAGAATACGTTCCCATTCAATGGAGTGTTCTACGATGGGGATTTGGAGCAGTATATCAAGAACAACGTGCCCGGCGTGCGCGACTTCTATGTGTTCAACACTACTATTGACGGTACGCCTTTCGGTGGCAGCCAGCCACTACCTGCCGGGTATTTCAACTACGATAACGCGGTTACAACTAACATAGCTTATTCACCTATATAAAATCAAGAACCAAAACCGAATTAATATGACAAATGAATTTAAAATATATCTGATTTGCTTTTTTTCTTTATGGGCAATAATGAGCCAATTATTTTTCTTTGGCCTGATGACGGAGTTGATATATCATTTATCCATAATTACAGCAGCAACAGTTTCTTATTTAATATCTAAAAAAAAAACATTTACAGTATAAATGGCAACCCGTTTCCGCAATATTAACATTGGAAAGATACTTTACGAAGGCTTACGGGCTTACTATTCCGTAAATACCGATGGCTTTATATCGATATTGTTTAAGTTCTGCTTTGCCCTTGTGCAGCCGCTACAGGCGCCGTTCGATGCGTTGGATATTCAGCGGACTATTAACGCCATCGTAGCTAACTGTAAATGGGAAATAGGCCAGCTTGCTAATGTTCTCAACTATCTTTATGATAATACTTTAAATCGTATATTTATCACACAATCAGTTCCCAGTATCGTATCGGCCACGACCTTTGATTATACTGCGATATTGAATGCCGGGGAGTTCGGAGATAACCCCGTTCAATTGCGAGGCTTTTTTGATAAAACGGCCAGCAGCCCGGTTATCATCAACGTGCCGGCCGGGACAAACATAGCCTCCATCACGGCGGTAATTGAACAAATAAGGATACAGGGCATAGCCTATCAAATAGTGGAATTTACGCCACCTACGCCGGGCTTCCCTTTTACATTACCATTTACATTATCATAAAATGGCTGAAATAACATACGCAGATAAAGCAACAGGCGACCCATATAGCGCAGCAGATGCCAATGAGGTGAAAACCGTTGTTAATTATAATTTCAATAACCCTCCCCCGGCATCATTGCCTTATACTGTGTTGATAGCAAATATCAGCCAAACGGGTACAGCTGCGCCGGTATTAACTGTCTTGCAAAACACAACTGGGTTAACGTTTACGCCATCTTATAGTGGTGTCGGTAGTTATTTGATTGAATTATCTTCGCATCCATCATCCGCAAAGGTATTCATGCAAATAAGCAATAGCAATAGCCAACAAACAGGAATAACTACTGCGATTTATGATAATGGACTTGGTGGCTATATAGTTTTGAGTACAAACCTGTTGGGTACACCAACTAATAATATTTTGTATAACGCATCAATCGAATTTAGAATTTACCCATAATGGCAGATTTATTACAATTCCCCGCAGAGCGAATCACCTACCCCGGCATAGATAACCCGGTATTCGTAAGCGATATCAAGCTCGCTAACCAGGCGGTATTAAGCGCGGCGGCTATGATAACCGGATTAGGCGCGACTGATTTCGCTATTATCAGCGGGTGTGTATTTACTGCAGGTTCACCGTCAAACACCTATACATCGGGATTTATCTACCTTAATGGGAAATTCTACTACATATCAGCTGCCTTTAACGAACTGCTTTATATCAAGCCGGATGTACAAGCTACTTTGCCGGAAACGTTTACTGATTTCGTTGCCCGTAATATATATGAGATTTACTTCGGGGCCACATCCGTAACTACATCCGCCGGGTATTCCCCGCAGTTTAGCGGTGATATGAACCAGTACCGTATCGGGTTGAAGTACTTAAAGAGCCAGGCCGATGCATCTACCGCTGTAACCGATAACGTGGGTACAGCGGCTTTCGCTGATTTGGGATTAGGTGCCGGTCAGGTGCCGACTTCTGACCAAATATATACACAGGCCCAGGTGGATGCACTGATTAAAACCCGCGCCCCGTCGGTAGTTGGTAGTGTGTTAAGCATATACGACCCGTCGGGAGCAATTGCCGCTGATTTCAATGGTGCGGGTTTAGGTATTAACTACCCATGGCTTAATGGTTCGGAACGATGGGCGCTTATGGATGGGCAAACTGGACGTCCGAACATGGGAGGCGTATCCGTAGTAGGTATCGGTACATTTACCAACCCTGACAGCACCACAAAGGTGTTTGCCAATAATGCTACAGGTGGCGAAACAGACCACTTAATGACTGTTCCTGAGTTGGTAGGCCATACACACGGAATTACGATACCATCGCGTGACTTTACAAATGAACCGGGCACCACCGGACCCGACTTGACCGGTTCAGATGGCGGGGGTACCGACACCAGGAGTTTTACATCGGCATCTACCGGTGGCAATACTAAATTCAACTTAATGAACCCATACCGGGCCATGTACATGGTTGTGAGGATATCGTAACAAAATAATAAATCATCATATGAAATTAAAGAAACTACTCTTGTTATTTATCGGCCTGATTGCCATCATCCAGGTGCGGGCGCAATCGCCGGTAATTATCTCGCAGCCATATATCTTCCAAAAGTACATATCGGTAAGTGATAGTATTTTACTGAAGAAAACCTTTACCGGGCTTAAGGCGTATGGGTTGGCGGTGAATGCGGCCGGGAGAATCATACGCGACACCACTACGGCCCAATCAGTAGCTGCAGGGTATGGATTAACCAAAACAGGCAATACGATAAAGGTGGATTCGACCACCATTCAAACTATTGCTAACTTTTTCCCTAAGGGCAATACTGTTTGGTACACTAAGGCGCAAACCACAGCTCTGTTTTGGAAACTCACAGGCGGCAATTCATGGAGCGGCAACCAATCAGGCAGCAGCGGCAATGTTACTACGGCAAATGGATTGTTTTCCACTAACAACCCATCAGGTCGTATCGGTAATCTATACGGCACGAGATTGTATGACCAGGGAACGGGAGCCGGCGGCAATTACTTCGATGCTTATTCAAGCGGGGACGCGGTAACGGCAAGCGGGGCGGCATACACTGTCAAATCGGTATTAAGTGGCGTGCAATCGGATATAACATTTACAGGCCCAACTGTTACACGTAGCACAGACGGGGCAACAGTTTTTTGGAATAAAGGCGCAACATCTGATTTGACTATCGACCTGCCGTATAAGATTGTAGTTAAGTATGGCACGAATACATCTACCACAATTGACTGGAATGGCGTAAAGGCTAAAGGCAATACGCCATATCCATACGCGAATACGGATTATTATGAAGGCACGGGATATCACCTAAGCGCCTCTGTTTATAACGGGCTTGGTGGCGATAGGCTTAACTACGTAAATGGCGGCCATACGCTCAGCATATTCGCCGAAACGATGACGGCCGACCAAAGCTGGACAATACCAAATTCGGGGGTTAATAAGGTATTTGCCGCTGTTAATAATGATACACAGATAAGCGCGCCGAGCATCAACCTCACAGGCGCACCAACCACCCCAACTACGGGCATAGTATTGGGGCAGCTTAGCAACGTACTTGCATGGGTAAACGCTAATGCCCGAACTACATCGATTGCAAGCCCATACCCAAATGCATTAAGGCAGTACAGGTTGCCTTATTTGGACACCCATATAACGGCATCTACCTTAGCTGATAGCGCGACAATCGCAGCTACATACGCGCCAATAACGGGAAGCACAGCATATGTGCCGGTAGCGAGGGTTATCACCGCGGGATATGGCATCACAGGCGGCGGCGATTTATCAGCCAACAGGGCAATTGCAGCCGACACGACAACGGTACTCGCAAAAAACTTCGGTGTTGCGGGTAACGTTCTATTCCGTGGCTCGTCAGGCATAGCTCAAAACAAAAACTTCTTTTGGGACAACACCAACAATCGTTTAGGCATCAATACAGCAACGCCATTAAAGTCCCTAACCGTACAGGATGGAAACATAGCCTTATTATTAGGCGCAGATGCAAGCGCGACAACCTCAACGGATGCTACAAGCAAGGCATTACGTATAGCCATGCCTGATTACTTGGCAGCTAATAACCCCGTGGCGATAGTATTGGCGACAAGCGATGCAACAACTAATATACTTACTATGGGTGGCGGTAGTGGCACGATGAGCGCGGTAACATCGCTTAGGTTCGCCACCACAACTACAAAAAACACGACAGGCTCAACAAAGATGAGTATTGACGGTTCGGGAGTTATAACTATTAACACCGCGCCGACAACCTCGGCGGGTACTTATGATATATTGACGAGGAATACAAGCACAGGGGCTATTGAGAAAATACTGTCTAATACGGTTGCTTTTTTAGCTTCGCCTACATTCACGGGTACGCCTGCCGCACCTACTGCGGCGGCCGCAACTAATACAACTCAATTGGCAACTACAGCGTTTGTTTTTGCTGAAAGAAGTAACACGGCAACATTAACTGGTAAAACGCTAACTACCCCTAAATTAACAGGCTATACTGTAGCTACATTACCAGCGGGAACGGTTGGGATGTTGGCGTATGTTACGGATGCTTTAACCCCCGTAGCATTGGGTACGGTAGTCGGTGGCGGTGCACAGGTTGTGCCAGTCTTTTACAACGGAACGAATTGGATAGTACAGTAAACAATTAACATATGGAAAATGAAAATCAGAACGGCCCATTTGACGGGCTTGTAGCGGCGTTAGTAGCGGCGTTAGCTGCGGAAGTGCCTGTATTGGCAGGCAAGGCATTGGCAAGCATCTTCCACAAGCAT